AGTTGAACTTCAGTGCCTCGCCCACTGTGGCGAGGTTCTTTAAGTCTGATGCGTTTGTCAGGGGCATTATGGGGCCTGTTGGGAGCGGCAAGAGTTACGCCTGTTGCGCTGAGATATTCCGGCGGGCTGTTGCTCAGAAGGCTAGTCCGAGGGATGGCATTAAGTACAGCCGCTGGGCGATTGTCCGCAATACGCATCCTATGCTGAAGACCACGACCTTGAAGACTTGGTTGGAGTTGTTGCCGGAGGATACTTTTGGGCCGGTTAAGCATAGCCCGCCTATCACGCACCACATAAAGCTGCCGTCTAGGGAGGGTGCCGCTGGGATTGATATGGAGGTTATATTTTTGGCATTGGATGACCCGAAGGACGTGCGTAAACTTCTCAGCCTAGAACTAACGGGGGCTTGGGTTAATGAGTGCCGTGAACTGCCGAAGAGCATTATAGACGGGTTGACGCATAGGGTCGGCAGATACCCGACAAAAGCCGATGGGGGCACCACTTGGCGGGGTGTTATCTTAGACACCAACCCGATGGACAGCGACCATTTTTATTACCACTTAGCTGAGAAGGAAAAGCCTGGGGGCAAGTTTCGCTGGGACTTTTTTAAGCAACCGGGCGGCGTGATTGAGGTGCCGCTAGAGGAACTGCCGGAAAGTATGCCAGAGGCGCAGGGTTATTTGTTTCAAGCTGGGAAGTGGTGGCAGACCAATCCAAACGCCGAGAACTTAGCCAACCTTCCCGATGGGTACTATGAGCAATTGCTGGGCGGCAAGCGGCTGGATTGGATACAGTGCTATGCTGAGGGCAAGTATACGTTTGTCCAAGAAGGGCGGGCCGTTTGGCCTGAGTTCAACGATAACTTGATGACCGCTGATTTGGAGCCTGACCCGTCCCTGCCGGTACATGTGGGCCTAGACTTTGGCCTGACCCCGGCGGCGGTGTTTGCTCAGAGATTGAAGAATGGCCGGTGGCATATCCTGCACGAACTGGTGACGTTTGAGATGGGCCTAGAACGGTTTTGTTCCAGCCTTAAGGCCGACCTGTCTTCTCGGTTTCCTGGCTACAGCACTTTGGTGTGGGGTGACCCTGCCGGTATGCAAAGGGACCAAATCTTTGAGACAACGTCTTTTGACCATTTGAAGACGCACGGCATCTTGGCCCAGCCTACGGCAACCAATGATTTTAAAACGCGAAGAGAGGCGTTGGCTATGCCGATGGGCAGACTAATCGATGGCAAGCCGGGTTTGCTGGTTGATAGAAAGTGCATACGCACACGTAAGTCTTTGGGCGGCGGGTATCACTTCCGGCGGGTGAGCATTGGCGCGGGGCAAGAGCGGTTTCGGGACGCTCCAAACAAAAATGAGCACAGCCACGTTGGCGATGCGGCGGGCTATTGCCTCTTAGGTTCTGAGCATAAAATCATGACAAAACGCCCGATGCCGACCGGCGGGTCTTTCAAACAAGCAAAGGTGTTGGACTTTGACGTTTTCAATAGCTGAGTTGAATGAAGTAATGCGGATGCAACGGGATAACCGTGTGGTTCGTTGGTATCCCCATCACTTGGACATGTGCGAACTGAACGAGTTCGACGCCGCCAATATTGAACTGTTTGCGGATTACAGGGGCTATCTAGAGACCTACGCGAACGCTGGCTTGGCGTTTTCTGTTCTCGACCGTGATGGCATCTCTGCCATGTTTGGCGTGTGGCAACTATGGCCGGGTGTTTGTGAGGCTTGGCTTATCCCCAGCAAGGACATCGGGCGCAAGGTTGTGGCCCTGCATAGGGGTTCATTGGCCTTTTTTAACCATGTTTCAAAGCAAATGGACATCAAAAGGCTGCAATTTAGTGTACACTCATCAAATGCTACCGCTTGTACGTGGGCGGAACGCTGCTATTTTCAGCGCGAAGGCACTATGAGGGCTTACGGTCCTGACGGTGCCGACTACTACCAGTACGGGAGATTATTTCATGGGCGGTTTATTCAGTAGCAAGGCACCAGCACCGGGACCATCTGCGGCTCAATTAGCTGCCGATGAACGATTGAAAAAACAGGAAGATAATGCCGAGCGACAAGAGGTCAATGAGCGAAAGAAAATACAGGCTCGGAGACGGTCCAAGAGTACCGGCGGTCAGCGTATGCTGATGTCACAAGGAGTGGCCCCTGGCGATAATAGCCCCGGTCGGCAAGTTCTTTCCCGCGTTCTGGGCGCGGGCCGAAACCCGCGAGGGTAGCGATGAAAATTTACCGTCGCAATCCTAAACACACAAAGGTGAAAGACGATGTACGGTCAAAAAAAGCCGCCCAAAAAGCCGACAAAGAAGGTAAAAAAGGGTAAGTAATGGTACTCTCGGTTGAGGACATCAAGAAGCGGTACGCCCGTTGCAATAGCCACAAGGAAGAGTGGCGCAGCATCTATGAAGAGGCTTACGAGTTCGCTTTGCCGATGCGTAATTTGTACGATGGCTATGCTGAAAGCGGCACACCTGGGCAAAACAAAATGCGCCGTGTCTTTGACTCAACCGCTATTCACTCAACCGCCCGCTTTGCGAACCGTATTCAGTCTTCGCTGTTTCCCCCGCAACGTCCTTGGTGCCGTTTGCAGCCGGGCAATGACATTCCCGAAGAGCAAAAGATTGAGGCCCAGCAAGTCCTAGACTTCTACACCGAAAAAATGTTTGCCGTGATGATGCAATCAGGCTTTGACCTGGCGATGGGCGAGTTCTTGCTTGACCTTGCGGTCGGCACCTCGGTGATGCTTATTCAACCCGGCGATACGCTAACGCCGATACGCTACACGGCTATTCCGGCGTACCATATCTGTTTTGACGAAGGCCCCAATGGGGTGCCGGATACGGTCTATCGCAAGCTGAACCGACCGTTCAATGTAATCCAACGCGAGTGGCCGGACGCCAACATTCCACAACGAATGATTGACGATGCCGCCGAAGACCCGACCAAGAAGGTCAGCCTGATTGAGGCCACGTACACCATTGATGGCCAGATGTACTATTGCCTCGTCACTGCCGAGGGCGATGACAAGCTGGTGCATCGTGACCTCAAATCATGGCCGTGGGTGATTTCCAGATACATGAAGGCAAGCAACGAGCGGTACGGTCGCGGCCCGGTATTGTATGCCCTGGCTGACATCCGCACATTGAACAAGGTCGTTGAACTTACGCTTAAGAATGCCAGCATAAGTATCGGCGGCGTGTTCACTGCCGTGGATGACGGGGTGCTAAACCCGCAAACAATCTCCATTGTGCCGGGTGCGGTCATAGGCGTGTCAAGTAACGGTGGGCCACGCGGTCCAAGCCTGACGCCCCTGCCCCGTAGTGGCGATGCGAACCTGTCTCAGATTGTCGCCAATGACCTACGCACAAACATAAAGAAAGCCCTGCTTGATGAGAGCCTGACGCCTGAGAATATGAGCGCCAGGTCGGCTACTGAAATAAACGCCAAGCTATCTGAACTTTCCCAGAACCTCGGATCCGCGTTTGGTCGTTTGATTTCGGAGACAATGTTTCCAATCGTGCGCCGGTCGCTAGAACTGATGGACGAGATGGGCATGATTGAACTGCCGCTCAAAGTTAACGGCCTAGAGGTGACGGTCGTTCCACAATCGCCCTTGGCTATGGCCAACAATGCCGAGCGGCTGGGTGAGATTATGCAGTTCATGCAGATTTCGCAAGCGCTTGGCCCGGTCGGCCAAACACTCATCAAAATGGATGCGGTGGGCGATTACATTGCTGACCAGCTTGGCATTCCGGCTGACCTACGCACGACCTTAGAAGAACGCGCCGAGATGCAAGCGCAGATGGCAGAAGCTGCCGCCATGATGGCAGAGCAAGAGATGGGCGGGGCACCGCCAACTGAGGCACCACAAGCATGAACAACGCCCAACGTATTCGTAGCATAAACTCCCCTGGCTGGGATGGCGTCAACGCCGAGGCCCAGCCGGTCAAACTAGAACCTCTCGACCTGATGCGCGAGATGGACCTTAACTTTAAACGCACCTTCACCACCCCAGCGGGCAAGAAGGTTTTGGCGCACCTACACGCGCAAACGCTTGACCAGCCTTGTTGGTCACCGGGCGGCGATGCCAGCTTTGGGTACGCCCGCGAAGGTCAGAACA